ACTTTTCCATTACGATATAGATTAGGATTGAATCTAATATTCTCACCATTAGTTAAATAAGTAACTTTGGGTGGAACATAAGGATATTCATTTGGATAATTAAATTCAAAAAAATAAAATCCGTGTCTGTATAAGGTATCGCTTGGACCAATAATCATAGCATACCCTTTTCTACAATCATTAGTATCGTGAACGTAATAAATACCGTGGTTGGTTAGAGGATTTTTAATAATTTTTCTTACATCTCTCAAGAGTCTTTTTAAATTATTTGATAAATTAGAAGATGATACAACCGATGTCATATATATATAATATTTTAGAAATATCTCTATAAATACTTTTTATATAAATATTTCTAACGTAAAATAATGCGTGAAATTAAAAAGTGGGGATTTTGATGTTTTAAAAAAATATAAAAATTGATTTAAAATAATGTTCGAGTAATATACGTAATAATGCCCATGAACGATGAAACTACAAAGAAAAGTACAAAAGCTAAGAAGAAAGCGGAGTTTGCGACTCTTCAAGAATTTTTATCTACGAGAAAATCTACAAAATTTCCAGGCGAAAAAATAACACACACTAGAATAGGTAATAAGAATTTGAATGTATATGGTGGCGCATATGTAATAAATGATAAAAAGAGTCTTGATACGTTTCATAAATTATACTATGATAAAGTTATAAAAAAGGGATTACCCGAATATTTAACAGAAATACAAGATAGAGAAAACGGTGGTCCAATCTTAATAGATTTAGATTTTAGATATAATAATGTTTCTGAACGGCGCCATAGTCAAGTCCATATAGACGATATAGTAGGTTTGTATTGTGATAAGTTGAAAGATTTAATTAAAATTACAGATGATACAAAGTGTTTTAATATTTATGTATTTGAGAAAGATGAAATAAATTCATTGTCTGCTCCAGGAAAAACGTCTGATGGTAAAAAATATACAGCAAAAGATGGCATTCATATGATATTTGGTTTAAAAATGAGACACGATATGCAAAAAATGTTAAGATTAATGGTATTGGAATCTATAGATGATGTATTGAGCGACTTAAGAGATAATGAGGACGATGAAAATCTGCTAGTAAATAATTATGAAGATATACTAGATGAAACCATATCTACAGGTGAAACAGGATGGCAAATATATGGTTCTAAAAAACCAGGGGGCAAACCTTATAAATTAACATATTTATATAAATGTGAATATGATGATGAAGGGGAAACATTTGATTTAACAAGCGCCGAAAGCGAACAATTAAAAAAATTCAAAGAAAAAAAGAAAATACTTCAAATGTTTTCAGTAAGAAATTGCAATCATTGGTCTGGCGTGACAATAAGCGAAGCAATGATGGAGGAATGGAAAAAAATAGAAGAAGAAGCAACACAACAATTAAATAATATAGCAAATCAAACAAATTATATGTCTTTGGAAGAAGAAGATACAAAATTTGAGTTATATATGGCAACAAACCAATTGGATAATATAAAAAGTATTGAAGATTTAAATTTGGCAATACAAGCATTTATACTTGATTCTGGAAATCAACAAATAATAAACGCTCATAAGTATACAATGTTGTTAGGAGAAGATTATTATAAACCATATGATAAATGGTTGAAAGTAGGAATGGCATTACAACATACAAGTAATATTTCAATATTGTCTTGGATTGCGTTTTCTTCAAAATCTGATAATTTTGATTGGGATGATTGTGGAACAGATATACCCAACAGATGGGACCACTTTAAAAAAAATAAAAAGAAATCATTAACATTAGGGTCGATTAAATATTGGGCTAAGTCCGAAAATCCAGAAGAATACGAAAAGATATGGAAAGAAACAATTGATAAATATATTCACGACACTCTATTTGGAAAAGGCACGGAATATGATTTGGCAAGATTGGCACATTTAATGTATAAAGATAGATTTGCTTGTGTAAATTTGAAGAAGAACGGAGAATGGTGGGAATTTGGAAAGAGGGGTAAGTATACGAAGAATGTATGGTGTGAAAATGAATCAGGGACTTCTTTGAGAAGAGAAATATCAAAAACGATGTCACAACTATATATTAAAAAAGAAAAGGAAGTATTTGCACAATTGAGAGTATTACTACAGGAACAAACAGAAGGAAATCAACAAGCACCAAATCAAAATCAAAATAATGGAAATATTCAAAAAATAGAAGAATTAACAAAGGAAACGACAATATATAATGAAATAGCTATTAAATGTAGAAGGACAACACACAAACAAAATATAATGAAGGAATGTAAAGATGAATTTAGAGACGAGCATTTATTAGAGAAGTTGGATTCGGACCCATATAAATTGGGATGTAATAATGGCATATATGATTTTAAAGGTGAGCCATATGACGTTCAAGAATTAAAAAATAATAAATATGAAACAGTTACAAAATATAAAGGAGTTTTTAGACCAGGTTGTCCTGAAGATTATATATCATTATCGACAAAGTTAGACTATGTAAAAATAGATTATGATAATGAAGAACACGTTAAAACTGTAAACGAAATCAATACATTTATGGAGCAGCTATTTGTAAATGAAGCTTTAAGACAATATATGTGGGAGCATTTGGCAACAGCTGTAATAGGAACAAATAGTAATCAAACATTTAATATTTACAATGGAAATGGTTCAAATGGAAAGTCTGTATTGGTTACATTTATGAAAAAAGTAATGGGAGATTATGCTGATATATCAGTTCCAATCACATTAATAATGGGAAATAGAACAAACATAGGTGTGGCATCACCAGAAATAGCTAATTTAAAAGGTATTCGCTATGCTTGTATGCAAGAATCAACAAAAGGTGATAAAATCAATGATGGTGTAATGAAGCAATTGACAGGAAAAGATCCATTAACGGGAAGAAAATTGTTTCATGATCCAATAACATTTCAACCACAATTTTCATTAGTTTGTTGTTTAAATGAGATGCCAATAATAACATCAAATGACGGAGGAACTTGGAGAAGAATTAGGAAAGTAGATTTTGAATCTAAATTTATAGATACGGTAGGAGGAAAGAAAATATCGGAAGTAAAAGCAGATAAACAATTTCCAATGGATAAATATCTAGAAGAGAAATTTGAAACTTGGGCGCCATTTATGTTAAGTTTATTAATAGATATAGCACAAGAAAAAATGGGATTGGTTACTGATTGTGAAAAAGTTACATCGGCTAGTGAAAATTATCGCCAACGTGAAGATTATTTGGCTAGATTTATGAAAGATAAGATAGATAGAACTGGAAATAATCAAGATAAGGTTTTGAAAACAGCTGTAAAGACAGAATTTCAACAATGGTGGAGAATTAATCAGGGACCAAACGCAAGAGTTCCGCCTATGACAGAATTAATAGGATATTTGGATAGAGAATACGAGAGAGAACATAATCAAAATGCTGGAAGACATTATAAGGGTTGGAAAATAATATATGATGGGTTTGATGATGAAGAATATGATGATGAAGCATAATAAATAAATTATAACATTTTTTAATTATAATTTATTCAACCGGTTTTTTTAGTGAAGACAAAGCCAGATTATTGAAATAAGATAAGAAAGAAAATACAAAAATTATTAAAGCACCAATACCAAGGTAAAAATAATCAATCGCGACGTGTTGCATTTTAGAAAAAACAAAACCTATCAAAGGATTTATCAAAAATACAGGGAAAGCAATTAAAGTTATTATAAAAGCATATGTTTTTATATTTCTCCATCCACCCATAAAAATAAACATTATAATGAAAGCGGCAAAAACAATCCAATAAAATACTTTTAAATATTCATTAATAATTCTTTGATATTCACTAGTATCATTATAATAATTAGTAAGTCTAATATCTATATTTGATTTATTTACAGCTTTTTCTAAGTCGGTGTATAAAGTTTTATTTTTTTCTTTATAAATAACATTCATGTCTTTTAATTGCGGAACATAAGCATATTGCGATTCATAATAATTAATTAAGCTCTCAATATCTTCAAAATAATCAGTGAAAATAGTATCCCAACCATCTATAATAACTCTGGCTTCTTCAGCATGCCTTTTTTTTAAAATTTTATTTAATTGAGGCATCTTATCATGAAGCTTATGATAATTTCTTTCGGCTTTATAAAAACGGGCTGGAGCTCCAGTTTTATTTGCCATAGCCGCATCGTATTCTTCTTTTGCTAAAATTTTTCTATCTCTTTGTTGTTCGCTCATAGTTGTATAATGTTAAGATTTTAATTCAAAAAACTGAATTTAGATGAACTTCCGTCATGAGCTGCTAAACCTCCCATTACTGTAAAACTTTCTGTTGCGGCTTGATTAGCAGCGGCTGTTTTGGCTGCTTCTACAGTTTGACTGTATGCTGAAGAAGCATTCGCACAAGTCAACATTGATAAGATTCCTTTTTGTTCACCAGCGACGCCTTGTTGTGGAATTTCAACTTTATTAAATCTACCACCATATTCTTGGTCCAATCTTTGGTAGTTTCTGTCGTTTCTTCTCATATTGTAGTAAATTCTACCAGCAACAGTAATTATAGTTCCAGCAATAACAAGAGCAATTAAAGCAACACCAACAATTCTAGGGAACCATGGCTGTCTCATTAAAAATGAGATAATTAAAACAATAAAAATACCATAAACGATATTTTTCATAATACCTCTCAATTCATTATATCTTTCATATTCATATTGACCAATTTCAACCATTTTCATTTTATTAGCTCTTTCTGCTCTTAAAACTTCTAATTGTTCTTCTGTATTTTTTAATTCATCTTCCATAGTTTTACCTACAGCAATTTGGTCTGCTAAGTCTTCACGACTTTTTGTTACATTTATTTGAGTTGATGTATACATGCCTCTTAATTTTCCAAATAAGTTTTGCCTTATAGTTACTAACTCTTGAATTCTTCGACGAATTCTTTCTTCCTGTTCATTAGCATCAGGAGAAGATTTATTGATTCCTTGTAAATTAGCAAACATGTATCTTTCAAGTTCTTGTAATTCTTTGATTTGTTTAATCGTATTTTCATGTTTTTCTGCTAATTTTGCTGGACGAGTGTTTCTATTGTAATTGTCTTGACCACTTTGAACTGACATTTATATATTAACTAATGATAAAAAATTAATATATATTTAAATAGGTCTTCTAAAATTAATAATTGTTGTTACTACTAAAACAATTGCTAAAATACTCATAAAATAAAAACTCATTTCTTCGGATTGTTTTTTTAATAAAACAGATTTTCTTTGTGCTTCGATTGTTGGGTCTTGTCCTCCTTCATATTTACCACCAAGTTCTTGTAGAATAGCATACTTTTCTTCAAAACTTTTCAAATCACCAGCAAGTTGTGTTTCCGAATCAACAGTCGTTGTTTTTATTTTTTTATCAACACTTTCTAAATGGTCGATTGTATTATATAGTTTTTGTGCTTCGTTAGTTATTTTTTGGTTTTTAGATTGGATCATGTTGTATTTTTTATAAAATTTAGATGTTCGTCCTGTTTCAATTTTACTGGCTCCATGACAAGCTTGTCTATAAGCGTAATCCGCACCAGAACCTTTTTCTAACCCAAATGCTTTATATATATCATCGCATCTTTTTACTTCATTGCCATTAATTTCACCAGAAGGTCTTCCGCCAGTGCCGCCACCACATTCACAACAACCATCTTTAACGGTTTTTCCTTGTCTGTCAGAATAATTGCTTGC